TTCCAACACGTTGTTCTAATCCAGATTCTTGTGCATTCATTACAAATGTATTAAATATAAATAATGACTTACCTGGTTGATAAGACATAACTCTTTTGGATTGTCTTATGACTTTATCGCCACTAGCTGTAGTTACATTTAAATTAACTGTAGATTTATTAGCAGTATAAGTAACAGTTCCTGATCCAGTTAAAGATTCATCAAAGAGATTATTCTTTGACATTACATTTGTACTATCAAAAATAGTAAATGGATTAGATACTCTTAATCTTCCAAATGCATCATAAGCATTTGATCCATTTCCACCACCAATAACTGTTGGTTCAACATTAACGTTGTTACAAGAACTCATTAGCAACCGAACCTTGAATTAAACCAAGTAAACCTCTCTAGTTCTTTTCTTAAATCATCTTGATATGAAAAATTTAATTGATCTTTCATTGTAGTAATAGATTCAATAATCTGTCTTTGGTTTTCAGAAGTATATTCTTCTTTTGGTTCTGGTATGTATGTAGTTATTCTAGCCATTAATAACCTGATCTTCCTCTACTTGTACTAGGTGAAAACTGACCACTACCTAATGATGTTCCTGCTTTATCTGCAGCTGATGTATCAAAACCACCGCCACCACCGCCACCACCGCCGCCAGTGTCTTGTTTAAATTGTCTTTTCTTTTTTGCAGCTTCTTCTAAGTCTTTTTGTTTTTTAGCTTCTATCTCTCTTCGTTTTTCAAAAAATTCTTTTCCAGTTCTACTTGAACCAAATAAATCAAGCATACTACCTGTTTTTTTAAATCTCTCTGCTGCTCGATCAAATCTATTTAAACCTGTGTTTGGATTATAGAAGTCACCACCAAAAGAACTAACAGGTACATTAACACCATCAATACTATATATTCCATTTCTAATTGTTCCACCTGGAGTAAATTGTTCGTAAGGTTGACCTCCACCAGCTATGTTTTGTAAAAAAGAAAGTCCAGGCACTGCAAATCCAAGTGCTTTTTCAAGTAAATTTTCAATACCAAATTTTGATTTAGTGCTTCCTACATCTTCACCTAAAGTTTCATCTTCATAAGCAGAAGGTAAAAAATCATAATCTTGGGTTGGTGAAAAAATCTTAGGTGCTTCTGAAATTGAAATTTCAGTAGGAGTACTAGTTTCTAAAAAATCTTCAATATTTTCAAGTTCACCAATAGAAACTTCACTAGCCGCAGCAGGAGTTCCAAAACCAAAATTACCTAATAAATCTAAATTAGAAATTCTTTCTGCAAGTGGAGCAGATGCTCCTATAAATCTTTCATATGCACTTTTTAAAGGATTTTCTGCAGCAATCGCTCGCATGATTCCAGATGGTGTATAACTACCTGCTCTTGATATACCTTGAATAGTATCATAAGGTAAACTTAAAGTAGCTGCCGCTGCCGGTGCAAGTATATCTCTTAATACTCCTCCAGGTAAATTTCTAACTAAATCTTCTGTTGCTCTAATATTATAATCTGCTTGTGTAGGAGCATTTGCTCTTATATTTAAAAAATCTCCCTGTGGATATAATGCGTTAAATATTGACATTTATCTTCTTCCGTCTGGTTTAATATCTACTCTTAATGTTCCATAACGCCAAGTTTCACCTACAGCGTCGTTTTCAATTTTTATTGCAAGAAGTCTTCCTCTTGCACGTGTATCTACTTTATCAGTAGATGATGTAATTGTAAAGGGTCCAAGTGGTGAGCTAGCAGCTGTCTGACTTGGATAATCATTTAGTAATAAAGTTACTTTTGAATTACCAGTTAATATTTTAAAGTCAGGTACAAAACGTTTCATAGACATGATAAATTCACCATCTCCTCTAATATCAGCTATACCTGTAGTTTGACCGGTAATTCCTCTTGTTGCAGAAATATCAAAATCACCTGATTGAATGTAAGCGTTAATAGAAGTCGTACCGGATGAATTGATTTGATCAGTTCCGGTTTCATGAGCATAATACGTTGTTGCTCCATAAGTATTTGTAATACCTTGTATTGGAAAATTAGGTGTAGCTGTTGTTGAGTAATCGGTTGCATAAGGTAATTCAAATACAGAAGCGTCTTGATATGAAGTTCTAGCTAATGAACCGGTTGTCCACACATTTTCTCCATAGTTATAAGTAACTGATCTGTTAATTTGTGTTTGGCCACTTTGAGGATAAAACCATGTTATTTCATTATATAAATTATTGTGACCTGCATATATAATTTTATTAGTGTTATAATTAATACCTAAATTATCTCCACCAGTTGTAAATACAAAATCTTCTACCAAACATGGAAGTGATTTAACAGTACCGTCAAACGCAAAGAATCCTCCAGCATCACCCATCCAATATACAACACCGTTTGCATAAACAACTGCATGTTGTCCCATAGCTCCGCAGTTTACCCCTACTTGTCTAATACTAAATGTAAATGGGGGTCCAACAAACTGAACTGTATAAGCTGCAGTATCTGTTAGAATTAATACATAGTCTTTACCTTGAATAGCTGCTCTAATTTCATTTCCTTGGTCCAATCTAAATGTACCTGCAGTATTCGTTGCAGTAGGTAAATAAGTATTTAAATCTTCTTGATTAGAAAATCTTATAAACATTGGATCTTGTGTTGTATTATCTCCAATCGTTGTTTCAGTTCCAAGATGAAATAAGTGTCTATCACGATCAGATACAATAGTCATAATAGATGCAGTTGGATTATTTGTTGTTTCGTAATTAGTTGTAGTTGTTGATGCTCTAACTGTTCTTGCATTACTTGCTCCAGCATCCCAAGTAAATGTTTTACCATTATGAATAGTTGCAACTAATACTTCTCCAAAATTATCAAGACTCCAGTTGCCTGGATCCAGAACCACTGCTGCAGTAGATCTTGCTGTACCCCAAGTTGAAGCTCCCCACAAACCTGCACCCCAACCAAAACCCTCTAACTGAAATATAGGTCCTACTTGCACATATGGATTTATTTCTGTTGATCCTTGTGCGGACATACCAGTGCCACCTTCATTAGCTGGCATAGTAATTTCAAAAGCATTAGCGGTTGCATTCAACACTTCAAAAGTATTATTCTGGAATTGAGCAGTTGTAAAATTAGTTTCTCCACCACCAGGTAAAGACACAGAAGTAAAAGTAATATACCTACCATTATTTAAATTGTGGGCAATTTTATTTACTGTTACTGTTGCAGAACCAGTTGTTGAATCAAATGTTGCTCCAGTAATTGCTGTATCTAATGGGGTGATGTCGTAAAATTCATTTGAATAATATAAAAATAAACCTTGTGACGTTCCAATTGCCGTATACTTTTCACCGGCTAAAGAGGTAAAAGAATGCTGGGCTCTTGCAACACCGGGTAAAGTTTGATTAGCTAAAGTAAGTTGTGACCAACCACCTATTTTCTCAGGAAGTCCATATCTGAATCTAACGTTATCTCCGTCAATCCATTGTGATTCAGCACCTGAAGCAGTTGCTTGTTTATTAAAGCCTGGTTTAAAATTGAGTTTTTGTAACATATAACCTCATTGTATTACATATTCCTTATTGGTGGAACACCTAATAATGGTCTTTTATCAAACTTATTTTTCTCAGCAAAAGGACCATTTCTGTGGTTATAATGTAGAAATACTTGTCCACATACTTGACCTTCAAATGGTTCTCGCCAATGTTCTAGTTCGCATCCACTATATACTAGCATGTCACCTGGATCAAGTAATACCTTCGTGCCTTCTGGGGCATTCGGTTTGTGTATTTGTTTATATTCATCAATAACTGAATCTGCACCGGTACCATCTATAAATATAGGCCAAGGATCACCACCTAAGTTTAAAGTAGTAGATATTTCACAAGAAGGTCTATCTTTATGTCTTCTTAATATATCACCTTGTTTATATATCCGTGCATAAGAATAAGTCGGTATTAAATCAAGTCCTGTCTCTCTAGCCATTACAGGTAACATCTTAACGAGTAATGTTTCCATAACTTGATCTCCATAATGAGAATAGGTATTAGGAACTTGTTGATCTGTCCACGTTCCAAACATCCCATTGTCATAAGTAATATTATTTTCGTACATCCATTTAACTGCATCACGTTTAAGTAAAAAATAGTTAAATATAAAATTAGCGAGTTCGTAGCTAACTGCTTTTTTGATTACTTGATATTTATTGAAAGCCATCTTGTATAAAATTAAATGAAACTGATATCCTTATATCATTTGTTTTGTTAGGTTCAACACAATGCCATAACCAAGCAGGAAACATAATTATTCTTCCTGGTACGGGTTCTAAATGTGCTTCTCTCCATAAATGTTTTGGAGGTTTACCTGGTTTTCTTGCAGGCATCATTGTTTGTATTCCTGGTCTTGGATCATTGATTGCAAGGGTCCCTGAATCTTTATTTCCTTTTACATAATACACACCACTAAATAAACAATTAGGATGTACGTGTGGTCTATTATATCCACCAGGATAATTAATATTGGCCCACATATTGCCTAACATTGGTTTTCGATCTAACCATTCTTCTTGGTATATTTCTTCTTGCATTTTATATAACTCTTGAACCAGTTGCTGATATTCAGGTTTTAAATGCATATCGGTTTTAGAATGCCAACCATTCATATTTGTTTTCTTTACACCTTGATCTTGTCTACTCCAATTTACAATATGATGTTCTAATGCCTGATTATCTAATTGTACATCTTTACCATAAACGGTAGTTGGGAAAAATTGTTCTTTAATCATCTAAACGGTTTACCTCCAAACCAAACCACAAGAGATTGTCTCATACCTCGTTTTACAGGATTGACTCTATGATTTAAAAATGATGCGAATATAATTGCGTGACCTTGTTTGAGTTCTGCAAATTTACCAGGTGCCATTAATTCTAAATCCCCACCTTCAAACTCTGATGGATCATTCAATAATAGTGTCATTGATATTTTTCTAACTGGTGGTTCGTGAGCCATATTGACATCACAATCCATATGCCAATCATAAAATCCTCCTTCTGGATATTCTGTAAATTGTGCATTCTCTGTAACTCTAATATCTCCAAAACCAAAATGATTTTCATTTGCTTTTTGTATAAATGAATGAAGATCTCTATACATATGCGGCATTTCATTAAATGGAATCCAACTAATTGTCGTAACTCTTTTTTTAGTATCGACACCTCCACCTGGTTTATTCATTCCAACTTGTGCCGTTTGTGGTTTTTGTCTTCTACCACATTCTATAATTTGTCTACACTGGTCTGGTGTAAATAATGGTGTAGTGGTTTGCACGATCCAACTTTTCCATTTAGGTTCTGTCATATGCATATTCTCGTACATTAAGATACTCCTCTATTTTCAATTGGGTTATAAGCTACATCACAATTTGCAGCTAATGTTCTTCTCATACCTGGTCCATTGAATGGATACACACAGTGTCTCATATCATATGGAAAAATATAAAAATCTCTT